TTAGCTCCGCACGACGTAGACCGAGCACTCCGCATGGGTCACGACATGGGACGCCGTGGTGCCCAGAAGGTAGTCCTGCACCTTTGGGTTGGCCGCTTCCATCACGATCAGGTCCACCTTGCGCTCATCCGCCAGCTTGACGATCTGGCGGTGTACCGCGCCCTTGCGCACGACCATCTCGACCTCGGTCACCCCGCTGGCGGGATTGTCGTTGAGGAATTTGCGCAGCTGCTGGCCCCAGTAGGTATCCGAGTTGTAGATATTGAGGTTTCGCTCGATTTCGGGCGCAATCGTCGCCACGATCAGCTTCGCTCGGCGCCGCCGCGCCATCTCGACGGCTTCCATATAGGCATGATGCTCGACCTGGGCGTGGCGCAGGTTGATCGGGCAGAGGATGAGCTTTGTCTGGCGTGCCATGATGGCCTCCGGGGGAAATTCGAGGCGGAGAATGAACCGCGTGGCGACCGGGCGCAAACCCGGATTAAAGGTGCCCCGCGCCTACGACGATTTTTCATCCTCCAATCGAGCACATACGTCGCTCCAATGCCCCGATGCGACATCGATGAGCGCGTATTCCCGCAGCGCATAGCACGGCTCGGGCGCGGCTCGCTCGGGGGCAGATCGGTTGTGCAGACCCGCGCGCCGTCCACCGCATCCCGCGCCGGATGATCTCGGTCATCTGATCGACCCGAAGGTCGTCGAGCGTGTGGCCCATCGAGCAATAGAAGATGCGCCGGGCTGATCGTTCAAGACGGTGTGGCCGAGGATGATGTGGGGTGTTCACGCGTGGCGAAGGGCTTTTGCTCTGTCCCGACAACCGATTGGCAGGAACAGATTAGATTTTCCGCACTGGGTGATGGCGGAGACGAAGTCCGCTCCATGCTCGGCATTTTCATAGTTAATATAGTTAAAACAGATACTTGCAAAATATCCGCGACGCAAAATGTGTTGCAGTGTGTGTTGCAAAATCTGATTGTCACCTTCCGGGCCACGATGACACGAAGCCCGCTTCCCCGCTATCCTGAAATGAGTAACCCGTCCCCTCTGCGAAAGGGACGGGCTACCTGAAATTTGGCGTGCCGGGCCTGCAAGCCCCCGCGCCGTGGCATCTAAGAAAGGCTGAAAGATGCAAACAAAACATAACTCGAAAGCCCCCAAAGGCCAAGTCTCCGACAACCGCCAAGCTGCCCATGATTTGGCTGCTGAAGGCTACTTCGTGATCCCGTTGGGAGCGAACAAGCGCCCTCTGGTCAAGGGCTGGCAAGACAAGGCAACTAGTGACGCCCGGCAGATTGAGCGCTGGTGGGCGAAGTGGCCCGATGCCATGCCCGGGCTGCCAACTGGCAAGCTCAACGGCTTCGTGGCCTTGGACGTAGACCTGAAAAACGGCAAGGACGGTTTCGCTGGACTTAGTACTTTGGGGCTGGACGTGGATACCTTGTCGCCCGGCCAGACTTTCACCCCGACCGGAGGGCGACACCTCCATTTCAAATACCAAGGAGAAGGTAATAGCGCCGCCGGGCTGCCCGCTGGGTTGGACGTGCGCGGCGAAGGGGGCTTCGTAGTGGCCCCCGGCGCGACAAACGACAAAGGCGTCTATACGGGCCGTCTGACGCGCGAGTTGCCGGAGTGGCCCGAGGCTCTGACAATCCGCCGCAAGGTCGTGGAGCCGGGGCGGGGTGAGCCCACGGGCCTTCCCTTCCGCGTGATCCGAGATGCGCTCATGAAGTGCCCCAACGATGGCGACGCCTACGCCAGCCGGGACGCGTGGCTGCACATAGTCATGGCCGTGCATTGCGAGACCGGGGGCAACGAAGAGGGCCGCGAACTGGTCCATGAATGGAGCAAGCAACACCACGACTATGACGCGGACCACACGGACGCGCTTTGGGACTCGTGTAAAGCTGACCGTGGCCTGACCGGCTGGCACGTTATTCATGAAGCCGAGCGGCACGGCTGGCACGACGACACCGTAACCGACCTTCGCCACATGGAGCTGCTGGAAGACTTCGACGACCTTTGGGACGAAATGGGATGGCTGCTGCCCGAGGAAGAGGCGGACATTGCCGAGCTGGTCGGCGTCCTGCCGGAGCAACAGACCGAGCCGCTTTTCCTTCCCGCATCGGAATGGGCTGGGCTGCCTATCCCGCCGCGCAAGTGGCATGTGGACGGCCTTATCCCCGGCAATACCGTCACCCTGTTGGGTGGCGATGGCGGCACCGGGAAGAGCCTTTTGGCGCTTCAGCTTGCCGTCTCTACCGTGACCGGCAGGCGGTGGGTCAACCGAGGAATCGACCAGCCGGGCAAGGCATTGGTGCTATCTGCAGAAGACGACAACAACGAACTGCACCGCCGCCTGTCTGACATCTGCGACAGCAACGACGTTCCGTTGGCAGCTCTCAACAAGTTACTAATGCGTTCTTTGGCGGGGGAGGACGCCTTGCTGGCGGTGCTGGACCGCAAGACGAACGCACTGAAGCCCACGGCACTTTATGCTGAAATCTGTAGAACGATGGAGCGCGAACGCCCCAAGCTGATCATTCTCGACACGCTGGCGGACTTGCACGCGGGGAACGAAAACGACCGTGCGCATGGCCGCCAGTTTATCGGGATGCTGCGGCACTTGGCGATTGAATATGAGTGCGCAGTTGTCCTGCTGGCGCACCCTTCGCTGACCGGGCTCAACAGCGGCACCGGCACGTCCGGTTCGACCGCGTGGAGCAATTCCGTCCGTTCCCGGCTTTATCTGCGCAGGGTGAAGGATGATGGGTATGAGGCTGACCCCGATGCCCGGATTCTTGAAACCATGAAAGCCAACTACGGGCGCACGGGCGAGGAAATTGGTCTGACGTGGATGGGGGGCGTCTTCGTTCCCGACGCCCCCACACGCGAAGAGCGGAACAGTAAGGCCGAGCGGGTTTTCCTTTCCCTGCTGGCCGAGCACACCAAGCAGGGCAGGAAGGTTTCGCCCAAGGCTTCGTCGGCCTACGCCCCTAAGGTCTTCGCAGGGCTGCCCGGCAGCGAGGGCGTGAGCAAGCGCGCTTTCCAAGCAGCGATGGAGCAGCTTCTGAGCAATGGCGCAATCCGAGTGGAGGAAGAGGGGCCGCCTTCCAAGAGGCGGGCTTTTCTGGTGGGGGATTCCTGATGGTTGTTCTCTTTACCGGCGTTCCGATGTGGGCCTTCCAACCCTCTTCCAACCCCTATTTTGGGGGCTTCCAGCCTACTACCAACCCCCATGCCAACCCCTGTTCCAACCCTATGCCAACCTATGTTCCTTCCAACCCCCATACCCCCATAGGGTTGGAAGGCCGCCCTTTGGGCGTGCGGCCACCAACCTTGGCCGGGCATTCCCAGCGTTCCCGAGCTTCCCGCCGTTCCCGTGGCGGCTCCCTACTGGGGATATGCGTCGGGGGGGACGCGGAGCCCCGGCATTTCCCGCTTCAGAAAAAATTTCAAATGGGAAACCCGGTTTTCCCGAATTTACCGGCGTTCCCGCCGTTCCCAACTTTCCCGAGAGGCCCGCATGATCCCCAAGACTGAAATGGCAGAAATAGACGCGCTGGTGGGTGGTCCGGAACCTGAAGGCGTGACCGCTGGCGAGCTGGCGGAATGGCTCGGCCTGACCGCCAACCGCGTATCGACCCTCGCCCGGCAAGGCGTGATCCCCCGGAATGCTGACAAGCGGTTTCCGCTCCGGGCCGCCGTCAAAGCCTATTGCGAGCACGCACGCGCCGGGGCCACTGGCCGCCGGGCCGACTCCGAACTGGCCGCCGAAAAGCTCCGGCTGGCGAAAGAGCAAGCTGACAAGATCGCCTTCGCCAATGCCCGAGCCCGTAGCGAGCTGATCGCCGCCGCCGAGGTAGAACGCGAGTGGGCTGGCGTTCTGCGCGACGTGCGCGCCGCCTTCCTCGCCTTGCCGAGCCGGGCCGCTGGCAAGCTCGGCCACCTGACTCCGCATGACCTTGCCGCGCTGGACGCCGAAGTCCGCGACGTGCTGATGGAGCTGGCCGAGCATGAGTGACACTCTAACCCGAACCCGCCGCAACGCTATGGCCGCGCTGAAGCCGCCGCCGCGCCTGAGCCTGCCCGATTGGATCGAAGGCACCATGCGGCTGCCTGAAGGCGTCTCGGCTACCCCGGGGCGTGTCACGCTCTGGCCGTATCAACGGGGCATCGCGGAAGCCATTTCCGACCCGCTGATTGAGCGCGTGACCGTGGTGAAGCCGGTGCGCGTCGGGCTGACCACACTGCTATCGGGCACCGTGGCTGCATATATCTCCAATGAGCCCGCGCCGATCATGGTCTTGCAGCCGACCGAGGCGGACGCCCGCGACTACGTGGTGAGCGATCTGGAACCGATCTTCTCGGCCACGCCGGAGCTGAAAGGGCTTATGTCTGCCGAGACCGATGAGGCCGGGCGCAACACGCTGCTGTCCCGCCGCTTTCCCGGTGGCAGCCTCAAGGTCGTGGCCGCCAAGAGCCCCCGCAACCTGCGCCGCCACAACGTCCGCGTGCTGCTGATCGACGAAGCCGACGCGATGGACCCGGGGGCCGAGGGCTCGCCCCTCACGCTGGCCGAACGCCGCACCCTGAGCTTCCCCAATCGCAAGATCGTGCTGGGAAGCACGCCCACGCTTGAGGCCACATCCAACGTGCTGCGGAGCTACGCCAACAGCGACTCCCGGGTCTATGAGTGTCCGTGCCCGCACTGTGGCGACTTCCATGAGATCACGTGGGCAGACATCCAATGGCCCGAGGGCGAACCCCTGAAGGCCGCCTATGTCTGCCCGAGTTGCGGGGCCGTGACCGATGAGCGGCACAAGCCCGCGATGGTGGCCTCCGGGCGCTGGCGGATCACGCGGCCCGAGGTGGAGGGCCACGCCGGTTTCCGGCTCAACGCGCTTGTGTCCACGTTGGTGAACGCCTCTTGGGGCAAGATTGCTCAAGAGTTCCTTGAATCGAAGGCGCACCCTGACAAGCTGCAAGTCTGGACCAACACCCTCATGGGCCAAGGCTGGCGTGAGGCTGCCGAAGAGATCGACGACGCGGCACTGGCCGCCCGGGCCGAGCCCTTCGGGCTGCCCGACTCGATCCCGGGGGACGTGCTCTTTGTCACCTGTGGCGTGGACGTGCAGCGCGACCGGCTGGAAATGGTCTTCGTGGGCTGGGGCCGGGATGAAGTCTTCATCTTGGCGCAAGACGTGATCTATGGCGACCCGATGGGGGACGACGTGTGGGCCGAGCTGGACGACGCCCTGCGCACCGTCTGGAAGCACCCCAAGGGCGGCTTCCTGCGGGTGGACGCCACGGGCATTGACGCAGGCGACGGCGTGACAATGGACCGAGTCCTTGGCTTCTGCCACCCTCGGATGGGCCGCCGCATCTATGCCTTGAAGGGGGCATCGGGCGACCGGCAGGCGATCAAGGCCAGCGACACGCGGGGCGCGCGGCTCTTCATCGTGGGCGTGGACGGGCTCAAGGGGCAGCTTATCAACCGACTGACCCGTGGCCACTCTGTCCGCTTCTCTGACACGCTGGAAGGGCGCTTCTATGAAGAGCTGGCGTCCGAGCGGCTGGTGATCCACTACCGAAAGGGCGCACCGATCCGGCAATGGGAACGCACTCCGGGCCGCCGGGCGGAGTCCCTCGATTGCGTCATCTACGCAATGGCCGTGCGCAATCTGGTCAGTGCCAACGTAGACCGCCGCGCCGAAGAGGTTCTGGCGGTGACAATGCCCAAGCGGCGGGCTACCGTGGCGAAAAGTAAATGGCTTGAGGGACGGTAATCTGAAACTGAGCGCCAAGATAAACCGCAGAAGGAAGTTCTGCAGTCCCTTCTGTCGTCACCATATGCGTAGAAAACGAATTCGGCTATGTGAGGACTTGTTTTGAGACTATATGGCTACGGTTGGATTGGAAGAAATCTGAGCCCAATAGAAGTCAGGCAATTGGCTACCTACCATGCTGGCGCAGCTTCCTCAGAGAATTTGGGTTTAAACAAGCCCCTTATCGAACCCGCGAATGAAGCTGATATTGAGCTGATGGTCGTGCCCTCACAGCGCGTCGCGAAAATGACAAAGCAAAAATACTTAGAGGACTTTTTCAATAAAGGAATTATTCAATTAGGAACTTACGACCTTTTTCGTAACGCTGGGAATCCTGAGGTGCGAGATCATCAAGAAGGGGTCGTTACCTTGATTGGCCAAGGTTATAACCGCACAGCTTGGGGCCGATTTCAGGGGGGCGATAGTAATTACCTATTTTGCACGTATTTAGGTGATCCCGATCCGGCTGTAGTAAGAGCATTTGAGTATGAAACATGTTACTACATTGATGACCCAGTGGGATTTGCAAGCGCAGTAGGCGCTGCTTTGGGTGCCCAATCATACTCTTTTGGAAAATGTGTATATTGCCAAGAAAAGGCTCTTATTGGCGAACTAAAACCTGAGTACTCTTTCGAGCGAATGGATCGCCGGACCATTGAAATGGTTGGCGAGGCAATGCATTTTGTCAAGCCAGTAAGGTATTCACACCAGATGGAGTTCAGGTTCGCTTGGAGGGTGCCCTCAGACGTAAAGGGCTCGCTTATTGTTGAATGTCCCGACGCAGTGAAGTTCTGCTCAAAGAAATAACGCGTAACTCTGCTCGAAGCGGTCTAGTTGTCCGGGTTTTCCAACCCGCGTGCCGCTAGGGCAGCAATGCTTTCTAGAAGGTGCCAGTTGTATTTGGAATCGTTGAGTGCAGCGGTTCGTATTTGGTTCACACATTCAATAAAGTCATGATTGCGCACCAAATCCTCGATAATCTGCACGCCAGCCGCGCGGCCGTTCTCTTGGGCTTCTGCGAGTCGATCACTCATTGACTTATTCCCTTTCTGATTTCGCCTGATTCTAACCGAAAAACGTCTGATGCAGGCGAAAAATTTTCTCTTCAAGCTCCGCCTGCGCGTCCAGTGGCATGTTTTCGACCTTGCCCCACCTCTTCCGCGCTTCGTCAATCAAGGCGTCCTCCGCTTTGACGTAGGCTTTCCGCCGCTGGCGGGCTGAGCGCAGCACCGTGTTGCTGCCCCGTTTGCGTGAACCATTCATAGAGGCGAGCCCAGCCAAGCCAAGCCGCTTTTGGTGCGGTGCGTGCATGTGATTTTCCTTTCTGCCGAGCGGGCCCGGACGGGTGAGGAAACAGCCCCCGCCCGGGCACTTTGGCACTCGATTTCCAGCCACCCCATGGCTGGCGATTCGAACCATAAGTGATTTCTGGCATCGCTCGCAAGTCATTGTTTTTATTGTCTACTTTAGGTAGCCAATGCCATTGTCTACTACAGGTTGCGAATTTACCTGAGCCCCGATTCTGGTCATCGTAAGGCGAATCTCCGCTAGTGAGGATTTGCCCGATGGCCCTTCAGACGACCCAAAACGAAGCCGAGCGCGCGGTCTACATCGCCCATGATCGCGTCGGGCTGACCCACCAAGTTCTTGCAGAGGCATTGGCCGAACCCGGCCTGCCCATTGCCGACGCAAAAGCCTTCATCCGCAATATGGGCGCGGCGGGCTACGTGAAGCCCTATGGTCGGTGCCGAACCGACAAGCGCACGCCCCACCTGTATCGCCCGGACGCCGCGCTGGCGCTGGCCGTGCTGCTGCGGGCAAGTGAGGCGGGCTTTTCGTCGCCCGACGCCCGGGAAGCTCTGGGGCAGGCAATCCAGAACTGGCGGCCCGGCGACGAACCCGGCCCGCTTGATCTGATCCCGCGTTCCCCGGGCGCGCTTATTATGGCGTCCTATGCCGAGGGCTTCCGCAACTTCGCGGCGGACATCGTGTTTTTCCGGCAGCCCGGCGCGCGCAAGCCGCTGGTGGCGGCCCGCTATCGGCAAGTCCAGGACGGCGTTACGCGCGGCACCAACTTCCCGCCCGAAGCCGCCGCGCTCGAAATCCGGTCTTCGTGGACGTGCCCCCTTGATCCGATCCTCTCGCATTTGATGCGCCGTCGGGGGGCCACCCACTAATGTCCCTGCTGTCCCGCCTCAATCCCTTCAAGCGCGAAGCCGCCCCGGTGGCTGTCCGATCCTTTGACGCGGCTGCCGGTGGCCGTCGCGGCGCGGGCTTCGGGCGGCACTTCGGCTCGCACGGCACCGAGACGCTGGCCGCCGCCATTCCGACCCGTGGCCGGGCTCGGCACGCTCACGCCAATAACGGCTATGTGCGAAACGCCGTCGAAGCGATTGTGGCCGAGGCCGTTGGGGCGGGCGTCGAAGGCAATTCGGCCTATCCCGACAAGGACGTGGCCGCCTTGATCGACAAGGCGTTTTCCGACGCCGATCTGGACGCCGAGGGCCGCACCGACTTTCGCGGCATGACCGCCGCCGCCGTGCTGGCCGAGATCGTGGACGGGGAAGCCCTCTTCGTGGCCGAGCACCGGGACGGGCGCACCGTCTGGCGTCAATACCCTGCTGAGGCGCTGGACGAGTCCGACACCCGTGAGCTGGGCAACGGCGGCTATGTGGTGGCGGGCGTGGAGTTCGCGGCCAATGGCACGCGCCGCGCCTATCACTTCCGCCCGCAACGCCCGACCGATCTTTTCCCGACCGCGCAAGAGGTCATCCGCGTTCCGGCTGAAGACGTGATCCATATTTTCCGCCAGCTCGGCCCGGGCCAAGTGCGCGGCATTTCCCAGCTCGCCCCGATCCTGCTGACCGTCAATGAGCTGGACCAAGCCCTTGATGCGATGCTTGTCGGGCTGAAAATCTCTTCCATGTTCGCGGGCTTCGTCACCGATACCACGAACATGGGCGGCGCTGGTGAAACCTTCCCCGAGGCCGATGGCGGCGACATTTCCCTTGAACCCGGCGTGGTGCGCGTCCTGCCGGGCGGCACCGACATCAAGTTCGCCGCGCCCGAGCAAGCCAAGGAGTCCATCGCCTTCGCAAAGCTGACGCTCGGCCAGATTGCCGCCGGGCTTGGCGTGCCCCAGCACCTTGTTGACGGCGATCTGAGCCAAGCGAACTATTCCAGCCTGCGGGCCGGGCTGCTGCCGTTCCGGGCCAAGGTGGAGCAATACGTCTATCACACGCTTGTCCCGCAATTCCTGAATCCGATCTTCCAACGCTTTGTCACCGACGAATACGTGGCCGGGCGTCTGGACGTGTCCGACCTTGCCGCCGCGCGGAAAGCTGAATGGCTGCCGCCGCGCCCGATGCAGGTGGACCCGCAAAAGGACATGGAGGCGGCCCGTTCTGCCCTCGAAATGGGGCTGACCAGCCGCCGCCAAGCCGTCGCACAACTCGGCTGGAACGTGGCCGAGCTGGACCGCGAAATTGCCGACGACCGCGCCCGGGAAGCCGAGCTTGGTTTGACCTTCAGCGCGAAGGGGGCAGCCAATGACCAATGACATCACGTGGCGAAAGCTGGTGAAAGACACCGGCGCGCGCACTGACCGTTACGGCCCCAAGCTGACCATGAACCTCGCCCGCGCCAGCGCCGTGCGCTGCCCCCGCTCGGGCAAGCTCATGACACGCGATACCGACACCTTCAAACGCATAGAGGCCCGCCTTGCCCCTCGATAACGCCCTGACGCGGGCCGCCCAGACCCGCCCCAACAGCTATGACCCGGAGACGCGCACCGTGTCCGCCGTGATCGCCACGCCGTCGCCCGTGACCCGGCGCGACGCCCGGGGGCCGTTTCTGGAAGTGCTGACCGCCGACACGCTCGAACTGCCCAAGCCGGATGAACTCCGAATCTTGGATTCTCATCGCACTGACTCGGTCATCTACACTTTGGGCCGCGTCCAATCCGTCGCCGTGGAAGGCGACAACGTGGTGGCGACGCTCCGCTTTACGTCCGCCGATGACGCCGCGCCGATCCGGCAGCGCGTGGAAGAGGGCACCGTGAGCGGAGTCAGTATCGGCTACCGCGTCTCGGGCTGGATCGAACGGAATACGCCGCAAGGCCGGGTGAAGAGCCCGACCCGGTGGCGTCTCACTGAGGTCACGTTGACCTCCAACCCGGCGGACCCGTCCGCCCGTCTACGGCAGAAAGAGGAACCCATGCCCGAGACCATCGAAACCCTTTCGCCGCAAGAGGCGGAAGCGCAACGCCGGAGCGACATCCGGGGGCTTGTCCGCGCTGCCGGGCTTGGCCCGGAGCTGGCCGACCAGCTCATTGACGAAGAGGCCGACATGACCGCCGCCAAGGCTGCCGTCTTCGACGCCCAACAAACCCGCCGCTCGGCCCCCGTGGTCCGCGTGCATGGCTCGAACGAAGACCCGGCCACCATCCGCACCCGGCAGGCGGAAGCGCTGGCCTATCGCATGGGCGGGCTGGAAGAGCTGCCCGAGGCGTCGCGCACCTATGCCGACGTGAGCCTGATGGACATGGCCCGCGAAGCCGTGGAGCGCATGGGCACCAGCACGCGCGGCATGAGCAGGGACGAAGTGCTTCACCGCGCCGCCGCGCACGGCAGCAGCGACTTCGCCCTGACCGTCATGGACGCGACCGGCAAGACCGCGATGGCGTCTTACCGGGCCGCCGAAAGCCCCCTGAAGGCGCTTTGCCGCAAGCAGACGCTCCGGGACTTCAAGACCAGCACGGCAATCCGCCTTGGCGAAATGGGCGAGCTGGAAGAGATGGCCGAAAATGGCGAGTTCACCGCCACCAGCCGGGCTGAAGAGGGCGAGTCCATCAACCTCAAGACCTTCGGGCGGCGCATCGACCTTACCCGGAATCTCATCATCAATGATGACCTGAACCTTCTAAGCGACACCGTGCGCGCCTTTGGCGAGGCGGCTGCCCAGACGGAAGCGGCGATCATGGTGGCGATGCTGACTGGCAACCCGGACATGCGCGACGGCACGCCCGTCTTCGACGCCAGCCGGGGCAATACGGGAGAAACCGCTGGGCTGCCTTCCAAGGCGACCTTGACCGAGAACCGTGAAGCCATGCGTCTGCGCAAGGGCACCGATGGCAAGACCATCATCGACGCGCCGCCGCGCTACCTTCTGGTGCCCGCCGATCTGGAAACCGAGGCCGAGGAAATCCTTGCCGCGATCCAGCCCGGCACCACGGCGGACGTGAACCCCTTCGCGGGCAAGCTGAAGCTGCTGGTGGAGCCGCGCCTGCCGTCGGGCACGTGGTATCTCTTCGCGGACCCGGGCCGTCTGGCCTGCCTTCGCTACGCCTACCTGAGCGGGGCCGAGGGCGTGCAAGTCCAGCGCCGCGAAAGCTGGGACACGCTGGGGCTGTCCTTCCGGGGCTTCCTCGACTTCGGCGCGGGCTGGCTCGACTGGCGCGGCGCGCAGCGCGTGGCGACTTCCTGATGGCCCTGACGCTCGACCAGCTCACGCAGGCCCGTGACGCGCTTCTGACGGCGCGTGCGGGCGGCGTGCGGCGCTTCCGCGACCAGAATGGCGAGGAAGTCGAATACAAGTCCGACGTCCAGATGGCCGCCGCTCTGGCGTCGCTGGACCGGCAAATTGCCGAGTTGGCCGGGCGTCGGACGCCGACCACCCTTCATTTCCGTACCTCGAAAGGAACCTGAAATGCGCAACTTCGTGCAACCCGGTGAAAACATCACCGTGACCGCCGTGGCCGCCGCCAGCTCTGGCGATGGCGTCAAGCTCGGCAATATTTTCGGCATTGCATCGGGGGACGCCGCCATTGGCGATCCGCTGGTGCTGGTGACGGAAGGCGTCTTTGAGATGCCCAAAGTCTCCACCGACGAACTGGCCGTGGGCGATGCGGTCTATTTCCGCGCGTCCGACGGGGCCGTGACCAGCACCGCCAGCGGCAACACCAAGATCGGCGTGGCCGTCTCGGCAGCGGGCAACCCGTCCGGGGGCGTTCGCGTCCGCCTCAACGGGGCGTTCTGAGTTAGAGGCCGAGTGATGGGACCGCTCGGCCTCTCAACGCGGGACTGACCACCCCGTTTGTCCCAGCGCGGCGCGTCTACTCTCCACGCAATGCGCTTGCCCTTGGTATCAACAGATGGAGAACCTTGAACGCCTGAAAGCTGCACGCGCCAAAGTCGCGCGCATGGTGGTGGCCGATCCTGTCTATGCTCCGATTTTCGAGCGCATAGAATCCGACATTGCCGAGCTGGAAGCCATCGCCGCCAATGACGTGGTGGCCCGGGCGCGTGCCCTTGTTCAAAGCGCGACGCGCTGAATCAATCGCTGCAAGTCGGCAAGGGACGCACCCTTGCCATACCGTTCACGGTCAAGGGCGTGGCCGAAAAGGTCGCGCCTGATCCGTTCATCAATCCCCGCCGCCAACATCCGGTCTTCAAAGCTATGTCTCAATCCGTAAAGAGAGTGCTCCGGTGTCTCCAAGAGCCTGTTGGCCCGGAGATACTTGTTGATCGTGGCCGAGAGGCTGGCGGAGCTGGCACGATACTTGGGGAAGCCGTCAGGGCATTGTGCCATAGCTTTCAGGCTCACGCCGGTCAGGGGGATGACACGGCGCGCGTTGCGCGTCTTGAGCTGGCGTCCAACGGGCTCAATCGAAATGTGCGGCGTGGTCGCGCCAAGCCGTATCTGGTCTCGTGTGAGGGCCGCCAGCTCGCTCGGCCTCGCCCCGGTGTTGACCATCGCCAGAACGATGCAGCGGGCTTCCTTGTTGAGCCCGTCCAGCGCTCCCGGAGCCAAAAGCTTGTCGCGTATCCAGCTTTCGGAGAAAGGCGGACGCTGCTTTGCCTCGGCTTCCTTGAAACTGAGATCGGAGAGGGGCAGCACCAGCCCGAGCCGCTTCATGCGGTTCACGGTCTTCAGCACGTCGCCAAGGTGGATAAGGTCTTTGTTGCCAGAGTTCGGCGTGAGTCCTTCGTCCCGCATCCGGTCAAACCACCAGTCGCGAAATTCCAGCATGTCGTCGCCGGTAATTTCGCCAATGGCCTTGTCGCCAATCACGTCTACGAAGTTCTTCACGGCTTTCTTGCGCGGGTTTTCCCAACGGCGGAGCTGGTCCGGGCTCTTTCCAAGCGTTTTGTCCGCTACCAAGCTCCAATAGAGTTCCAGCGCCCGAGTCACCGTGATCGCCGGTTCACTCACCCCGCCCATAAGGGCAGCCGTGTCCCGCATATCCAATTCACCGTCTTTGCGCTCTTTGACGGCTTCGACACGTGCAAGAATCTGGTCTTGAGGCAGCTTGGCGACTTGGGGCGCGGGCAGGTAGCGAAAGCCCCGGACGGCGGCGAGATTCTTGGCCGCCTCGAAACGCTTTTCCGCGTCGCTTGTGTCTCCAGCGAGCCGGGCTTCCCAGCCTTCCACGATGTGCTGCCACGCGATAGGGGCTTTCTGTTGCGCGACGGTAAGGGAGTCCGTGTGCAGGCTGACCCAGATGCTCTTGCGCTCTTCAACGCCCTGATAGCGGCGCGGCACGCGCTTGCGCAGGTGGTAAGTGCTGCCCCGCTTCATGATGGTCAT